AAAAAGGATTAGGTGACCTTATATGCTTAGAGTAAGACAGATTTACTACCAGAGCTTACAGAAAATTGTTAATATGGAGCGAACTAGAGACTTTGTTCCATATTTCAATCCTTTATCTGACGAAACCTTAGAAAGCGGTGTTATTAGACGTTTATTCGAATCAGAGGATTATAGACATCACGAATATTTTGGAGTAGTAAGCCATAAGTTTTATAAGAAACTTAAAAAAGACTCTAATTACGTTAAACGAACTATAGAAAACGACGAAGATAAAGCCGACGTTTATAGCTTTTTTTCTAAACTAGATAAGGTTAATTTAGTCTTACAAGGAGATAACTGGCATCCTTTATTTTCTGATATCTATAGACTTTTAGCAGATAAATTAGATTGGGGTATAGATTTTAGCGATAAGAGTTTAAAAATGGAACCTATCTACTCTAATCATTGGATAGCTTCTACGGATACCTTCGAAGAGTTCTGTTTAGACTTCCTTATACCGGTAATGGATACGATAAACGAATCTAAAGTACTTAGAGACTTATGTAACCAAGACGCTAACTACATCTCTAGGGAAAAGTTATCTCCGGAGTTATGCGAAAAGGTATTCGATAGACCTTATTATACTTATCATCCGTTTATATTAGAGCGTTTATTCCCTATTTTCTGCTACTTAAGAAATAAAACCGTTAAACATATATGAAATTTCTAGTACTTGTACCGATTTATAGACGTTACGGCGTTTTAAGGCTTTTTAACGAAGGTTTAGAGAGTTTAAAGGGAAAAGGTTATAATATCGAAGTTCTAGCCGTAGGGGACTTAAAAGACGAACCTATAGCTAAAGAATTAGGTTATAGATACGTTAATCATCGTAATATATTAGGAGAAAAGCTTAATGTAGCTTTAAAAGAAGCTAAGAAAATAGATTTCGATGCTATGTTAATGTTAGGTAGTGACGACGTATTAAATGATAAGGTATTAGATTTCTATATATCGTGCTTCGAACACGATTATAAGTTTGTAGGATTTACTAATTGTTACTTCTATGATCTAGAAAAGCGCAATATGATCAAGTGGTACGGTTATAGAGGAGAAAGAGCCGGAGAACCTATAGGAGCTTGGCGATGTTTTAAAAGAGAACTTATAGAGGAGCTTAACTGGGAGCTTTGGGCAAACCAACATCACTCTATTGATTACACGATGTGGCAAAAGATTAAAAATAGATCGGATATTATAAAAACTATACTTTTCGATGATATGTTTATAGGAGACTTAAAAACCTCTGAAAATGTAACTAAATTTCGTAAATTCGATAACTCGGTAATAGTTAATCCTTTGGAAGGCTTAAACTTATTAGAAGCAAACTTTAAAAACAAGATATTAAACTATGGAAAATAACATTCACGAAACAGCTATAATAAGCGAAAACGTAGTAATAGGTAAAGGTAATACTATTGGACCTTACTCGGTTATCCACGACGGAGTAACAATAGGAGATAACAACGAAATAGGTAGTTTTGTAGTTATCGGAGGTAGAGGAGAGATTAGAAAAGCTAACGAGTTTAAAGGTAGGATTTATATAGGAGATGATAATCTAATTAATCATCACGTAACGATAGACAAGTCTATTGAAGGGGTTACCTATATAGGAGACAAATGTTTTATAATGACTAAGGCTCATTTAGGACACGATGTTAAAATATATGACAGTGTAACCATATCTTCTGGCGCTAATATCGGAGGTCACGTTTTTATAGATGATAACGCCAACGTAGGTCTAAACGCGGAGATACATCAAAGACTAAAAATAGGTCAGGGTGCTATGATTGGTATGGGTAGTTCCATTACTAAAGACGTTTACCCTTTTATTAAAATAGTAGGAGTTAATAGAATAATCGGTTATAACGATAAGAAGATTAAAGAGCTTGACTTATCTATGATAGAGGTTAGAAAACTAGGTAGAGAGTTCGGAGAATGAAGTTAGCAGCTTGTTATACAGTATTTAACGGAGTAGAGTTATTAGAACACGCTATTAACTCGGTTAAAGACCACGTAGACGAAATAATAATATCTTTTCAGACCGTAAGTAACTACGGTAACGAGTGTAAGGATATTTTAGACTTTATGGATAGGTTTCCTGACTATAATTACTTTTCTTACGAACCAGATTTAAAAGTAGATTCTAAGACTAACGAAAAGAGAAAACATCAGCAGTTAATAGAATACGCTAGAAGTTTAAATTGTACTCACTTTTTCCTATCTGCTACAGACCATTTCTATAAAGAAGACGAGATATTATACGCTATAAATGTAGTCTTAACTACTGGAGTGAAAACTACCTATTCTAAAATGATAACCTACTTTAAAGAGCCTACTTTAATGTTAGAGCCTTTAGAAGAGTATTATATGCCGTTTATATGTAGTACTTCGGTTAATATCGGTAATATATCGCCAGTTTTAGTAGACCCTGCGTGTAGCTTTAGACCTTTTGCACCTTTTCACGTATTTAAAGAAGAGGAGGTTTTAATGCACCATTTCTCGTGGATTAGAAAGGATATTAGAAATAAGTTAGAGAACGCAGCAGCTAAAGTAAATTGGTTAGATAAGATAGAAGAGTTTATAGATAAGTATAATAACTTTAAGCTAGGTGATAGATTTCCTTACTACCCTAAACACAAAATAGTAGAGACAGAGGATATATTTAATTTACGTAATATCGAATTATAGAATAAAAAATTATTTTTAATAAAATATGGAAGAGAACAAAGCAAGTAATATTTTTTTCGTAAACCTTACGACTAAAAGCGTAACTCCGGACGTAGATATAAGAAAGAATAAGAAGAAGGATTACATTTACTTCGGTAAGGATAATCTTTTTCCAGATTATTTAATCGACTTAGCAGATAACTGTTCTATTCATAGAGCTTTAATAGAAACTAAGACTAAGTTTATAGCCGGAGAAGGTTTTTACTTCGAAGGAGAGGATAACCAAATAGCTCAGGCAGAAAGTTTTTTAAAAGGATTAGATAAAGACTTTTTAAGAAGGACAGCTATAGATATGGCTTATTTTAACGGCTTTTATTGGCAGTCTAAATTCGAAAGAAGTGGTAACGTAGCTTACTTACGTAACGTAGACTTTTCTTACGTTAGAAGCGGTAAGATGAACGAGAACGGAGAAGTAGATAAGTATTACTTTACTCCGGATTGGAAATTTGCTACTAAAAGAAATACTTTTAAACCGGAGGACGAAATTTACAAGCCTAAGCCTATCGCGTCTTGGCAATCTTCGGATAGAATGTTAGTTAGAGAAAGAGGAGAGTTAGTTAACGGGATGTGTTACTCTCCGGGTAAATTATTTTATGCCGAGCCTTCTTACTTAGGTGCTTTAAATTACATCGAGATATCTAACCAAATCGCTGAATTCCATAAGAACAATTTAGATAACGGTATGGTAGGTTCGATGCATATTCATTTATTCGAGGATTTATCAGACGGAGAAAAAAGAAGAAAGGTAGAAAAGTCTATTAATAATAAGTTTAGCGGTTCTGAGAACGCAGGAAAAGTAGTAGTAACTTGGTCTACTAATCCGGATATGAAAACGATGGTAGAATCTATCCCAGTGAACGACTCTCACGAAATGTTTTCTTTACTTAACGGTAAGGTAAGCGAAGAGATTATAATGTCACATCGTACTCCTATGGCTTTAGCAGGTATTAAAGTAGCTACTGGTTTACAATCGGAGGAGAGTTTAACTCGTGCTAATATGGAATACTATCAGAATACGGTAATTAGACCTTCTCAAGTAGTTATAGAAGAGAATTTAGATAAAGTATTAGAGCGTAACGGTATCAGCGTTAAATCTAAGATTAAACCTCTTAAACCTATTGATATTTTAGGCTCTGAGGATTTAATGAGTAGAGTGATGACTATTAACGAGATTAGAACAAGTGTTTTAGGTATCGAGGCTTTAGAAGAAGGTGGAGACGATTTTTTAAACGATAATAATAACGAGTTAGATTAATGGCTTTAGATTTAGGTATATTTTTAGAAGGCGCTCAAAGTACTTTTAAGGTAAAGGTATCAGAGAATGACCAACAAG